ATATTTCCTGTTGAAGTAATAGCACCTGAATTTAAAGTTCCTGCAACTAAAGTATTTCCACTTGTAGCATTTACTGTAAACTTATTTGTATTGATTGCTAAGTCGCCAGGGAAAGCGACATTACCTGTTGTGGCATTAGCTGTGAATTTATCTGTATTAACTGCAAAATTACTTCCAGAATTTAAATTTGTTGTCGTGCTTAAACTTCCAGTAACTGTAATGGCTGCACCACTTTCTGCTATAATAGAATCTGCTATTGTACCAGTTGCAGACCATTTAGCAATATTTCCTGGTGTTCCAACACCTTCAACATCTGTATGGTCTAATTTTTCCCAAACATTTGTAGCACCTGCAATTACCCAATCACCAACAGACCAAGTATTAATTCCATTTAAAGAAGTATTACCACCAACATTTACAACATAGTAATGACCTTGTGTTATAAATGGACTATTGTCTATTGTGTATGCTTCACCACTTAGCATTATATCAGCATCTATTGAAAGCACAGTATTACTATCTACATTAGTTACTAAAGCTGTTTGTCTGTCAACTTGATTTATTACTTTATCACCAACAGTAACAGTTGATAAGAAGTTTTGTCCTGCTGTTGTGTCAACAAGTTTATTTGCTAAAGTAGCTGTGGTTGTTCCTGAATCTGCTTCACCACCACCAGAACTTAAATTTGGTGAATTTTGATTTGCATTCCAAGATCCTTGAAATTGTAAACCATTTGCAATACCATTTATTTGTGATTGAAGTTTACCAATACCTTCCAAAATAGAATCTGCTGGTAAAACAGTTGATGCGGCTGGTGTTGGTAATCCAGTTAATACTTTTCCTGTTACAGAATTATTATCTAAAGTTACAGCACCACTAACTGCTTGTGTTCCGTTAACATTTGATAAAGTTCCAGTTGCTTCACCTGTAACACTTAAATTTCTTGCTGTTTCCCAAGCTGTAGCTGTATCTGCATTTCCTGTTAAATTACCAGTTACATTACCTTGTAGGTTTCTATGTACTGTTGATGGTAAACTTAATGTAATTGCTTGTCCACTACCTGCTGAATTAATTTGATTTGTAGTTCCAAGCACACTAAGTGTTTCTGTATTTAAAACTACAGCACCATTTCCAGAATCAGTAGTAAAATCTAAATCACTTGCATTGTTTAAACCTTTTACATAAGCAGTTGTCGCTACTTTTGTAGAACTATCACTTGAAGATTGAGTTGTTGCAGTAACACCATTTGCAAGAACTGAAGTTGCAGTAACATTTCCAGTTAAATCACCTGTAACATTACCTGTCACATTTCCTTGTAAATTTCTGTGAACAGTAGCTGGTAAACTTAAACTTAATCCTTGATTTGAAGCAGCAGTAACTATTTGGTTAGTTGTTCCTGTTATTGCTAAAACTTGTGTATTTAAAGTAACATCACCTGTTCCACTATCACCACTAAAATCTAAATCACTTGCAGCATCTAAAGAATCAACGTAAGCTGTTGTGGCTACCTTAGTTGAATTATCACCTGCTGACTGAGTAGCAGCAGTAGTTGCTGTATTTATAGTTCCATTTAAATCACCTGCAAAGGTTGCACCAGTATAAGTTCCACTTATTGTTACACTATTTGGAAGTCCAATAGTTAAAGTTTGATTAGCACCACTTGTTACGATTTGATTAGTAGTTCCTAAAACACTAAAGTTTTGTGAATCTAAATCTACAGCAGGTGTTCCAGTATTTGAATCACCTAAAAAGTCAAGATCAGAAGCTGTTACAACTGCATCTACATACGTTTTAACGGCTTTACTTGTTGGAACTGTAGTATCGTTATTAAAGTTTGCTATTCCGTTAGCAGAAGTTACCCATTGCGTTATGGTTACGCCTGTTCCTGTATCTTTTAAAGATCCCCATTCTAAAATTGCGGTTACTTTAAAATCACCTGCATTATTTACAAATAAACCTGTGTTGTTTCCAGATCCATCGGTTAATTGTTTTAGTGTTGCTGTTATTGCTGAATTATCAGTTGTTTTTATAAGTCCTGGATAAGTAGCAGATATTTGTGTGTTAAATAAAGTCGCCATAGTTATTTTTTATTTTTCTGTTTTTTTAAAAACATTTTTAATTTTTCAACATATTTTTGTTTTGGTTTATATCTCATAAAACCCAACCATTAAAAACCGCATCCTGTGATGGATCAATATCATCATTGCTGTTAGAATAATATTTTGGAAAAAGGTTTTGATTAAAATTCATATAATCTATAAATCTTCTTGCATAATAATCTGCGTATTCCCTTGCTTTTGCAACTAAATAATCTAATTCTTCTTTTGTAGCACTTGTGCTGTTTTCTGATGTGTGTTTATATACACCACCATTTTTTATTTGATAGGCAGCAAACGGAATATAATCCACTTGAGCATACCATATTAAAAGTGGCTGGATATAATTTATCATTAAACTATAATGATTAGGATTAGCAATTTGTGTTAATGTTCCTGCTGTAATCATTCCTTCAAATTCTTCATACAATTCTGTTCCTAAATAGTTTTGTATATGAATGGTTTGTGCCAACTTAATAAAATAGATAAATTTATTAGTATCAACATTTCCATCAATAATTGAATTTCTTACTAAATCAGTTCTGTTTATAAAAAGTGGTTCTGCCATAATTTAATTTTTTTTCTTTTTACCAAATCCCATTTTATCCCAATAAGCTTTTGTGTAACCTTCATATTTCATATTTTTTGGTGCAACAGGAACAAGTTTGTCATTTACTGGGAATTTAAATCCAAATGATTTTGCCTTACCAGTTGTTACTAAAGATTTATCACCATCTAAAGTCAACATATATGTTTTTCTAAACCACTTGTGTTGGCATCTTGCACCACCTTTGTAAAGCCATATAGAATAAGTTGCAGCACCCTTAACTCCAAATCCAGGATTTACAGCTTGTTTACCCATTTTAATAATATCTTCTTTACGATAGATCTTTTTTGCTCTGACCATTGCTTTACAAAACTTTCTTCCATCACTATCAAAACTTAATGGTGCGTACTGATACCTTACTAAAAACCTCTGTAATCCTGTTTGTTTAGTTACGCCATCTTGTTCTGATCCCCTTTTTGGGTATGCTTTACCAGTTCTTACTAAGTTTATTATTTTACTTAAAGTTGATGGTTCTGGTGTGTTTAGTTCTTGAATTTTTAAATCATAAGAATCATCATTTTCATAATCAACTTCCGATACATCAATTAATTCATAATTTTCCAAAAGATCTTCTTCATCTTGTCCAAATTCACTTATTTTACTTGTTAATTCTTGTAATTCATTTTCTTTATTTAATTCAATTTCAGATAAAGGAACACAATTAGGAACTTTTTTACCATTTTTCATTTTAGTACCTATTTGTTCGTAACCATCCCAACAAGGTGCTTTAAGTTCTGTGTGGTTTTCACAAGGCATATAATATGTAACACCTTCTACTTCGTGCTGGTGATGTCCAGAACAACCCATTTCTTTAGCTTCTTTTTCTGCTTCTTCTATTGTTTCATAGGCAATTTTGCCATCAATAGTTTTTAAATCTTGTTTGCTAAATGAATATCCAGTTTCTTCTTCAATATCTTCTTTGTTTTGTAATGATGGATCTACTTTAGTAAATTCTAATGGTTGTAACGTTATAAAGTATAGGTTTAAGGCAATATCATTGTAAGCAAGTATTTGGTCAAAGGCATCTATTAAAAGTTCTTGAAAAGGCCTTATAACAGTATTGTCCATTAACAAAGAAGCTGTTTCAATTTCATCTGCATTAGAAGAAAATCCAGAAGCATCTTTTATACCCAATAACATTGGTGATACTATATTATGACTTACAAGAATTTTGTTTTGTGATTCAGAACTTAAAAATTCATATTGTTGGTGTGCATCACTTAATTGAATTGGTGTTATTGTTGATTCTTGTTCTTTGTTGTCGTTAAATGCAAGTATAAATTTTCCTGCATTAGAACTTCCAGCAAACTTTTGTGCTATTCTTGCTTCTATTAATTCACGTTCTTCTTGATTTGGAACGCCATTATTAAACGAAATAAACATTCCAGGTGCTAAACCTTGCATAATATTATTAAGATGATAGTTGCTAATTTCTTCTTCAAGTTCGCAATATTGAATACCACCTTGATACGATACTGGTGAATAGTAATAAAACCCAGCTTTGTAAGGTTTGATGTAATATATTTCTATATTTTCTTTAGAAGTACCAAATGCTGGTATTCTAAGTGGTTTATCAGATGGTTTTATACTTGGCCAATCGTTCCAATAATAATAACCAGTAATATCACCATCTTCATTGGCTTTTTCTGCCCTTAATGTTTCAATAGGAAAATGAATACATTGTTCAATCTTAGATCTATTTTTGGAATATACAATTTGAATGGCAGCTTGTCCCATTAGTTTAAAATCATAACAAATTTTTCTTACCATATCTTTAGATAGTAAAGAAATCATTTGTGCATATTCATTTGGCTTTCGTGAAGCATCTGTTGCACTTAATCCTTTTCCAAATATTTGTTGACTAATTCCGTTTATACAAGCGTGGTTTGTTGGTGATCCGTTGTATCGGTCAATAAGAAACTGAAAGTAATTATTATCAGCTCCGTATTTTACCCATTCTTGATTTTTTACTTCAATAACTTCTGGTGATGTGTAACTTGCTAAGTTTACAAAACTATATTGTGATTGTTTTTTTGAAAACCTGCCTTTATTATCCCTTTTTATATTTTTTCTCATATTTAAAATACTTTGTATTGATTTTGATCAGTTGCGTTAAATGTTTTGTAAATATCCAAATTTAAATCATAGTATTGATCTTCTGCTTGATTTATTGTTTGATCTGTACAAAATATTCGATCCCTAAACAATGTTACATCTGTTGTTCTGTTTACATTCCACAAACTATTGTCATTTTCCCAAAGCTGATAATTCGTATTCCAAAAATTAAAATCAGTAAAAAAACGTAAATCGTAAAAATGACCTTCAACTAAAACAGGATTAAATGCTTGATTAAAAGTTAAAAAATTACCAATCGTTGTTCCTGTTGTTATATCATAAAATACTGTGATGTTTGTACTATCATCTGTTATTGACATAGTAAATTCCGCTTCGTATTTGCGTGGAATTACTTTAAAAGCTTGTGCTAAGGCAGAAGTACTAAAAACAATCATTACTTATATAACGTAATATATATGTTATTTTGTACTAAGTAAAAAAGCAAAAAAAAAGCACCCCAAAAGGATGCTTAATTTTTTATTAAAACTTAATCTTTATCCAGTTGGTGCAATTTGATCGTTATCTATTGGTGTTAGTAAAGCATCACTTGTCAAGAAATAAGGTGCTGTTTCTTCCATTGCTTCCATAGTAATTGTAAATCCAGATAAATCACCAGCAGCAGCACCAGTAACAACAGTACCACCAGTTAGTTCAACACCATTTTCAAATCCACATAAAAAAGTATTACCATAATAATCAGTAACAGCAACATAAGGTCTTGCAACAGCTATAAGCTGAAGTTCTGCTTGTGTTTTTGCATCTAAATATGTAAATGTTGCATTTAAAGTTTGAGTATAAAAAGTTGTTCCGTTTTCTCTGGAACTTGTAACAGTTGTTTCTAAAGATGAAGATCCTTTAACATCCCACTTTGTCCAACCTGTAACTGATCCAGTAAATCCTGTTACTTCTTTAGTTGAAGCATCAATTGTAACCGCTGTTAAACCACCAAAGTCAGCAAAATAAATTGTTTTTATTCCGCCAAATGCTGATTTACAAGGTAATTTTCTTCCTGTTGTAAGTAAACACGCCATAATTATTTTTTATTTTTTATAAATATGGGTAAGTAAGTTTTATCCCACTTACCCAAATTTTAGTTAATATTAAGCGTATTCTACTAAATCAGATGCAATTCCAAATTGCACACCAGAAGTAAATCGCATTACCATTCTTACATTGTTTGATCCATCTAAGTCAACCATATCAAGAACTTTTACTTCTTGGTTGTTGCTTAATAGTCCAGTTCCAAAATATAAGTTGCTAACTTGAGCAGCATACATTTTGTTGTCAGACATTCCAGGACAAACAAATATTTTAACGCCATCTACTGTAAGATTTCCGTTATTAAACCATTGTGTTCCTTTGTTGTCAATACCAGCGTTTGAAGTAGCAGCAACAGAAAACCCACCAAGTGCTTGTACATAAAATTTAGCTATTGAACTTGGAACGTAAACATATAAATCTTCTTTTCCGTATAATGTGTTTGGTATAGCAGAAACTACTTTTTGTAATTCAGCAACTACATTTCCAGCATTTACACCACCACCTACAGCAGCAACTTGTTGACCAGCAGGAATATCACCAGCAGCAGCAGAAGCAGCAATTAGTTTTTCAAACCCATCAAAAGAATTGTTAGAAGCAGCAGCAGTATCACCTTTCCAAATATTTAATTCAGTAGATTGTGCAACTTCAGCAGCAACGTGAGCAATTAGAAAATCAGAAAACTTAGGTGGTAAAGATTGACCTAAACCAAATCCCATTGACTGACTTTCCCAATCGTTTACGAAATCTTTTTTACAAAGTTGAAGATTTACTTGTAATTCATTTGGCTGAATTATTCTTTCAGTTAGTGTTATGGCAGATGTTGGATCAAAATCACAAGAAGCTGGTTGTACCAATGAACTTGTTGCAAGTTTTTTAATTACTTCTTTAAATCCAATGTTACTTTTTACAGTTAAACCACCATCGTTTATTGTACTTGCACTAAGTAAAGCTGCTGCAATATATTGCCCAGCAAATTCACCAGCATAAGAAGTAGTAACATTTACTGCTGTTGCAAGATGTACCTTTTTTTGATTACTCATTTTATTATTTTTTATTTATTAATTAATTATTATGCTTCTGAAGCCCAGATTCCAACACCACCGATTATGTACCATTGTGTTAAAGCTACTGCTCTAATTATAACATAATCACCTTTGTTTGCTGAAGCTTTTGTGTTTATCCAATCTTTATTAACTACACCACTTGCTACTGAATCAGCAGCAGCATTAGCAATACTACCATTAAAGCCATCAGTTGAATGAGGACTTAATGTAATGATATTGTTTCCATCTGCTCCAGAGTTTCTAAATAAGAAAGTCATTCCTAAGTTTTCTGAATGAATTTTTGGCAAACTTATTACTAAAGCATCTGTTGCAATATTATGGTCAATACCAGCATCTTGTCCTGGAACAGAAACTGATGCAGATAATGTTTTTTGTGAAACTTGATTACGTTCCACATCATTTGATAAATAGTTAAAAGTACTCATTTTGTTATTTTTTTTTTATTTGTTATTATTTATTTAATCTTGCTAAAACTCTGTCTAATACAGTTGGTATTCTATTTGGTGAAATATTAAACCCATTATTAGAATTAGTTGATTTTTTTTCTGGACTATGTTTTATAGGTGCAACAGCTACATCAGAAAATTCTTCTTTTACTGTTCTACTTTTTAAAGGTGCATCTTTTGACATTTCTTCTTCTACATCTTCCATTTTAGATTCTTTATCACCTTTTAAATCAGCTATTGCATCTTCAAGGTTTTGGATTCTACCCATCATATCACGCATCATATCATCTTCTTCTGCCATTTCTTTTTCATCTTCTTTTTCTTCGTATTGATCTTCATCTTTTAAATCTTCAGAAATTTCTTTACCTTCTTCAGATTCTTTAGCTGGTACTTCATCTGATACTTCTCGCATATCTGCAATAATTCCTTCTTCTTCAACAATTAACAAACGACCATCTTCAAGTATGTATTCACCAACTGGCATTGCAACTTTTTCATCATCTGTTTTAATGAAAATTTCATTTCCTTTAGAATATTCTTCAGCAGAAACAATTGTTCCATTCTCAAGTTTCATATCCATTAATTTTACTTCGATGTTTAGAAGTGTTTTAATTTGGTTAAGCATTTGTGTAGATTTCATAATTATTTATATAACGTGATTAATTTTAAATTTTGTATTTTCATATTGTTCTTGTTATTGATCCTATGCCTTGCGCCCATATAGAACCATTGCAACATTCCCTTGAATATGTTGGAATGTCTGGACATAAACAACCCCTTTGCCCACCTGTTTGACCTGTTCGTGCAGCAATATATCCTGGATCGCCAGGCCTTAAAACATTTTTAATT